GCGTTACCTACACCTGAATCTGTGATAGCAGCAAATTTCTGTCCTGCTTGTACAACGAAACCCATTAAATTATATAAAGTTGGAGAGGGTTCTGTAAAAGGTAAGTTAAAGAATTGATCTCTAATATTTCCTCCAGGTGCATCTACATCTCTAAACTCTCCTGGTTGAATAGGTTGATCATCATCTCTTACTCTAATACCTCTGGACTTAAATCCTGCAGGTAAGTTTTTTAAAGTTCCTGCATCAATCAATTGTCTTAGAGATTGTGTTGCTGCTTGAGATAAACCACCAATCATGTGTGTTAAACCAAAACCATAAAAACCTAGTCCAGGTAAAAATTTATAGTGAACAAAATATTCTGTTCTAGCAAATGTAATATCATCCGGTTTGTAGTTTCTGTAAATAGATAAAACTTCTCCGCTTCCTTCATCAATACTTACTATGTATGGAATTTTAATTTTTTTAGCCTTGTCATCAAAATCTTCAAAGTCATCTAGATTAAGATCGACATGCATTTCTAAAACTATATTTAAATAATCAGAACCTGCACCTTTAACTCCTTCAAGTTCATTTAATTTTTTTTGTACTGAATCCGGTTCTGTACTACTGTCTATTAAATCTATATCTCTATAAAAACCCGCAGCCATTTTTTTAGTGACTTCATTAGGTGTCATTTTTAAAACGTGTGTAATTCTTTCACAATCTTTTAGATCGGAGGCATAATAAGGAACCACTAAATCTTCTGCTGGGATAAATTTAGATACAGGTCTGTCCACTAATGCATCGTAATAAATTTTCTTAAAAGTAGATCCAGATAGGGGTAGGTAAAATAACATCTGATCCATGTCAGTTGTATATTCTTCCATCTCCTCCATCAGCAGGTAGTTCATATAATCTTTAACTCTATCCGCTTGTTGTTCGGTGGCCGGTGTTTGTAGTCCAATCACTTGTGTTCGAACAGGACCATCAGAGGGTACGAGTTCTTTGTAAGCTTGTGCTTGGAACTGTGTTACTGATTCAGCTAACAAAGGATGCGTGACACCGGAAGCTCCTTTAAATGGTTTTGTTACTTCTTGGTATTTAGTTCCTAATAGATCTAAACCTTTTATGTAAGCATCTTCCCATTCTTTTCTTGAAGTCTTATCTTTTTTGTATTCGTCAATAAGTTCCATAGCCATGTCTTTGAGAGTTCTCTCATCCATGTCCTCGGCTAAGTTTGCATTGAAATCGTCTTGAGGTCTCTGTCCTTCTTCTACCTCTTCACCTTCAATTTCTACGTCTACTGGAAGCCCTTCGGGTTGCTCCGTAATATCTTCTTCTACTTCAGTTGTTACTTTTTCTACTGCCATGATTAATTGTACCTTATTGGTTTGAATATATCTACTACAAGTCCTCCTCTAGACTTATAAGTTTTTTGTGTTTGTCTCATTAACGAATTTACTTTAATCGCAAATGCATCAAAATACAACCTTGGATCTCCTTCAGGAATTAATTTATATCCTGCTTTAGGGTCTTTAACAGCATTATCGTGATAAGGACTTTCAATTTTTTTCCCTTTCATCTTGTGTGAGTCTGGGAACTTAAAGGTATCTTTACCTACTTGTTTGTAGGGAAGTTTAGGATCTGAAAGAGATATTTTTGTGGGTCCTGCTTGTGAGTTATAAAACCTAGCTGTTTTTTTCATAAGATCAGGAAGCACTGCTTTACCTTTATTATCAATTCCTCGGCCATCTGCGTAACCATAAAATCTTTCGTTACCCGCTTTGTACCCTTGTCTCATACTTAATTTGTTAAACGGGGCAACGGCCACGTAATCAACATTCTCTCTTGCTGCTTTCTGCATTAAGTATTTAAGAGCATGGTCTCCGTATGCATCTGCTTCAACCATAGGGAAGTAATCAAATTTGTTATCACCATAACCACTTCTGCTTTGAAAAACATTATCTAATTTTGATTGTATTTCTCTAACTTCTTTTGAGATTGCTTGTGCTTTATTCGGCTGCCTATTAGTAACAGCCTCGTCTAATTCTTTCATTAACTTTGCTCTGTTTGAAGAAAGTAAGTTCATTTCAATGTCTGCTTGGAAAGGATTTGTTCTACTCTCTCCTGATAATTGTTTTACTTTACTTAAAGCCTTTGCCACCGGTTGGTTAACATCGGATTGTATTTCATTAATCATATATACTTTTTTACCCTCGGGGGTAAATCTTGTATCATAACGTATGTGATAAACTTGGTTAGTACCCGCTTCACTAAAGTGACCAGGTGACTTTAAAGGATTTGTATTTGATTTAATAGGCTCGTCTAATCTAAAAATAGTTTCTCTATAATCTTTCCCACCTTGTAAAGTATAATTTGTTTCTCCTTGGTATTGAGTTTTACTAGTTCTTAAAGGGACTGCTTTTGCATTAACTTCTCCTAGTTGTTTATTCAATAGTCGTAACTCTTGTGGTTGTAGGCCGTCTTCTCTCATTTTCTTAATGGCATTTGTTAAACCTTCTAAATTACCCTTAGACACTTGTCCTCTCTCTAAAGCATTTATCTCATACTCTGCAGCATCTAGTCGACCTTGTAATCTATCATTTTGTCTGTATTTAACTTTAAAAGCTTTAAGTTGAGTAGCCAAAGAAGAAGCTGATTTTTCAAAAGCTTCTTTAGCTCCACTAGGAACACCTAGTTCTACTGCTTTTAATCTATTGACTGGGTTTAACTTTATCATAGCACCAATATCATTGGCGTTTAATTTTAATCCAAATTTTTGTGCTGCATATAAAAGGCCACCTGTTAAATCACCCGCCTCATTAAAAAGAGCTATATTAGAATCAAACAGTTCTTCTTTTTGAATTGTCATTTCTTTTCCCTGAAAAGGCCCTGAATCATATTTAAATTTTTTAGGTTCTCTAACAATCTTTTCAGCTTCTCTGTTAAATACTTTAAATTTTACTTTTCTTGTTGAGGTTAAATGGTTTAACCATTCATCTGCTGAGTATTGACCCCTACCCATTTTCATAGCCCAATCATATGTACTGGACCCAAAAGCAGGAGCAACATCATCACCCATCTGTAAGGGCTTAGTTTTTTTTAAAACTACTGGAGGGTTTTTTAATTCTTGGGTTGCAAGTTCTTTGCCGGTAGACTGTGGTGCTTTACCTTCGTAAGTTATTAATCTTTGTTCTTTGCCGGTGGCCGGTGACTGTGCTGGCTTCTTACCGAAAACTTTACGACCAACCCCTAACAAAATATTTTTAAGGGACATTTAATTCCCTATGTTATTTTAGTAGCTTTGTTTCTACCTAGTTTGCATTTAGCTGTAACAGATGTTCCGTGTTTGTAACCCATAGGTTTTTGCATCATCATACCACCCATATTAAAGCTTTTTCTAGGAGGTCTACGATCTAATTTTTCTTGTCTATCCTTTACAAAATCTCGACTATTTGATCTACTCGATGTACTTAAAGCTCTTCTTCTTTCAGGTTTAATAATTCTTCTATCCCTTGCTTGACTAGGTGTAAGTATAGAAGTGCTTGTGCCCCTACCCATATCCTGTTTCATTTTATTAGCTACACCTTTTAAGTAAACTTGGTCGGTAGTTTTTATAGTTCGTCTTCTTCCTCCTCCATCTCTTCTTCTTTGTGATGCAGTAACATATCTTGTTTCAGGATCATAAGCATCGGATTGAGTTGTTAATCTTTTAACATTTTCAGATGCTGTATCACGCATGTCCTTTTTGATTTTAGCATACTTACCACCGTAAGGTGCCATGTCTTTGTATGACATACCTTCAGAATATTTCTTTATCGAGCCGCCACTCATTTTTTTCTTAACTTCTTTCTTTTTCATTTTAGACTCTAAATATTTTTTTGCACCAAGTCCTATAGCACCAATACCTAAAGCTATTTTACCAATTTTAGTTGCACTTGCTGCTTTCGTAACACCCGCTAACATCTTTCTTCTTTTATTGAAATCAGTAGCAGACTCTCCAGGTTTAAAACCTTTTGCTTTTCTCATCTCTGCCATTGATACATAAGGAAATTTACCTACGTTTTTAAATTTTTCAGATGTGACAAGGGGTTTTGGTAAACCCATTTTTTTAGCGTAAGCACCAGCTCTATTTTTTTGCTTAGTAAATTGTATTTTCATTCTAGAAAGATTCTGAGCTCTTTTAGTTTTATTAACTGTAGGTTTGACTGAATTAATTACAGGAAGATCTAAACCACTTCCTCTTTTGTATTTCATTACACCACCAGATTTTTTATTAAATAATCTTTTTGCCAACATAACGGGAGATAAAAGTTCAGGACCCTTAGCACCTTTCTCATTAGCTTTTTTCATAGCAAGTACACCTAAGGCTGCTTTTTGAACTTTACCTGGTTGAACAGATTCATCTTGAAGACCCATGCCTCTGCCTTTTGCTTTCTCTGCTCTTAACACAGCTAAATCTTTTCCGTTTAATACATTTGGTGGTGGAGCTTTGGCTGCGATTGCTGCTTGGCCTGAAGACATTCCTCCGCCTTTAGAAAATTTTGGCTTCTTAATAGCAGCTTCTTGCATAACTTCATTTATAGCTCTTGCTTCTCCCTTATCAATACCATCATCAAAATCTTTAGCATGAAGTTGAGATTCTTTTGATAGAGCGTATTTTCTAAATTTTTTATCAAATCTTTTACCAAGAATATCTGGATCTGGTTGAACCATATCCCCGCTTTTTGTTTCAATGTTTTTTTTAGCTTTAGCTTTTTTTTCTTTTTCTTTTCTTTTTTTTGTTGCTACTGATGGGAAATCAAATGCCATAATATATCTCCTAATAATATTTATATTCTTTTTCTACTTTAATGTTATCATCATCCCAATCATCAGAATATGTTGAAACAAATCCACCTTGTCGATATCTTAACACAGCTTGGGTCATAGAATCAACATAGTCATCATACTGTCCATTAGGAAACGCTGCGCATTCCTCAATTACTTCCTGTGCCCAGTGTTCATCCAAGGGAGCGAACACCATACCAGACTCAAATACAGGTGCGCATGAGTTTATTCTAGTATGCTTGTCTCGTCCTCTAGCTGGAACATAGTCTACTACAGGTATACCTGCTCTACGGAGTTCGTGTATTAGTGGAGTACCACTAGCTTTAGCCTCAATAATTACAGTCTCGGGTTCCCAATAATGATATTGCTCTAATGCAACATTTTTTAAATCTGGAAAATCATACCTACCTTTTTGAGCATCTAATAAAATTATACATTTTTCATAACCTTCAATAGGTTCAAATACCCCCCAGGTGGTAATAGCAGAATAATCAGCAGTTTCTTTTTTAGAAAATGCAGTATCATAACTTTGTATAACATGTAGTAATTTTGGAAGATTTTCTTTATTGTAGTCTTGCCACCATTCTCTTTTTATAATTGCACCCTCTTCTGAGGTTGGGTCCTGCATGTATTGAGCGTTCCAGTTTTTTGTAGAGATGGAAGCTTTCACAGAATCTAAATCTTCTTTGTTCCAGTACTCCGGCCACACAGGTTTATCATCCGGCATGATTGCGGGGAAAGAAATTAATTTCCATTGATCTGCTTTATTACCACTTTGTGCTTTAAGTAATCTTCCTGTTAGATCGTCAGTAGCCCAACGAGTCATAACAACTAAGATTCTTCCTCCAGGTTGTAGACGTTGTCTAGGTCCTGAACTGTACCATTCATAAGCACGTTCCATTGCTGTGTCCGACATAGAGTCTTGCTCTGTGTGTGGATCATCAATGATAAGCAAATCGGCCCCTCGACCTGTGATAGATCCACCAACACCCGCTGCAAAGTACTCGCCACCATGGTTAGTCTCCCACCTGCCTTTTGCTTTACTGTCTTCACGAAGTGTTACACTTCCAAAAATTTCTTTATACTCCTTAGTATTCATTAAGTTACGAACCTTACTACCAAACCTAGATGCAAGTTCAGCGTTGTGTGAAACCTGCATAATTTTTTTCTTTGGATACTTTCCAATATACCAAGCAGGAAATAAATAAGATGCGAATTCAGACTTAGTGTGTCTAGGAGGCATATTGATTACGAGCCTCTTTGCCTCTCCATCTGCAATGTCTTCAAAAGCTTGTGCAATAAGTTGATGATGCCCGTATTGCTTAGGGTCTTTTGCTTTACGATAAATAAAATCTTGCCAAACAGATTCAGCAAATATCAAAAAATTATCTTGGCATAATTTTATCCACTCTAATTGTTTTTTAAGAATGATATCTTTTAATTCTTCTTCAGTAAGATTTTCTATTTTCATAATATATACCCCCTACCTGTATGGTACCTAAAAAATATATACCCCCCTGGGGGTATGGTACCTAATAAAAACAAAGGGTCTTTCTATATAATAGTTGATTTATAAAAAAATATCAACATTTCCATCCCGTCTGGGACCCTAGTGTATGAATGTAACCTACTTTGTAAAGCCCTTCGCCCAGAAAAACCCACACCAGTAACGTGGTTTATTATGCTGTAAAAGTTAAATCTATTTTGAAGTTGAGTATGAGCCTTGCTATGCAAGGTATGAGATAGATACAACAACGGCGTCAGTTAAGACGCCGTTGGTTCGTGTTAGTTATTCGTTAGGGTGTAAGGTCTGTACAAGTGTACTGAACTTTTTAAGTATGCTATCCTTGAACTCATCAACAACAGCATTGCCCACGTTTTCAAGTATGTGCTTCTCACACTCACCCATCAACAGTTGGAACATGATTTCATAGTTCAACTGTTTCTTTGTGCCATTGTCCACCACCATGTCGGCTAGTGATGTAGGCGCATTAGAGTTTAACTTCTCACTCAATACATTAGCTATGTTGATCAAATCATTATTGGGCATTTGATACCTCGCCTATAGCTTTGTATTCGCAATACTCTAA